CTACAGGTGATACAAAAGAAATAATAGAAAATATTGGAGAAGAAACAGCTAAAAACTATGATGAATTTTCAGGATTTACAAAAATTAACTTCTCAAGATTAAGGGCAAAAAATGCAAAAGGTTTTCCTGAAAATGTATCGGGTGATTCCTATAGAGCTGGAAAAGGTGAGGTAATAGAAAAAGGCACAGAAAACCTAGACGAAGATCCTAAAAATAATAAATCATTTGGTTCGACTTATAACTCTGCTTTTCGTTTTCAAGGCAGTACTTTAAAGCTTCATAAAATTCAAGCAGCCATCTCTATGATTGCGTTGAAAAATATTGGACAAAGTTTTTGGCAAAAGTTTATCGATCAACTACGTGCAGAAGATCGAGTTGAACTTTCTGCTTCAACAGAAAAATATGTAAAAGAAAACACTAAGGCTGACGTTCTCACATATATGTTAGGCAGGTCTAGAAAATTAAATTCACTTAAGCTTGATCAGGCTATATTTGGCAATTTGCTTACAAATACAACTTATGCATATGGAGATGCTGTTGATAGAGGTCTTGAAATCATTTTTGGTAAAAATGAAAGAAACGATATTGAAAAAGTGTCAAATCAAAAAATGCTATCCCAAAGCCCTGGATTCTGGCTAGCAATTTCTCGTTCTATACTTAAATCTCTAGATAATATTTTTTCAAAGGAGCTAAATCAGGGCTTAAATACTGAAGAGCTTTTTACTGTGTATAAAGAAATTGTTGATTCAAATAAGTTTATACAGTTTTTTAATGTACTTGCTGTAATAGGTGATATAAGCTTGCAAACTACAGGCGGTGTCAAAACAGAAATAGGTGACAAAAATTTCAAGCATCATAGAGATGTTGATGCAATTCCAGATAATAGAGCCATCCCCGGTAAGTCGCGACAAAGGTTTGGGCTAAATAAAAATGAATTGTCGTGGAAACAAGACGCACCCAGTTCAATGTACATTTTGCCGGCAAATATTATTCGTGCAGCTAGCAGATTAAACAACACAGTTATTGGTGAAAGTCCAGTTCGAGGAATGCTAGGCTCAAATCTTGCAAAAAGCACGTATTTTGGTGTTGATGTTGATGGCTCTTTTAATAGAATACCTAACGAAGTAGTAAAAGTTTTAGAAGATAAACTTGATGCGGAATATGTGCCATTTTACATACAAGACCTTAGAACTAATGAAATTATTTCATTTAATGCCTTTTTGTCAACATTGACTGATAGTATTAACCCACAATATAGTTCTGTAAACGGATACGGAAGAATGGACCCAGTACAAATATATCAAGGTACAACGAGAACATTAAGCGTTAGTTTTACATTGTTTGCAACAAATCGGGAAGATTATGACAATATGTGGTACAAAATAAACAAACTTGTCACATTGCTTTACCCGCAATACACGCCTGGGACATTAGTTTCTAATGGAGGCGGTTCAAAATTTTATCAACCTTTTAGTCAGGTTATAGGTGCTTCACCAATTGTAAGATTAAGAATCGGTGATGTAATTAAGTCAAATTATTCTCGTTTTGGTTTGGCAAGAACTTTTGGAATTGGTGACTCTGATGTAAATCCCATGATTGAGGGTTTTCGAAAGAAAAATATAAAATTTACTGAAAATGTCAACTTAGTAAGCACGGGATATGACATGATTACTGATTTTATGCTAAAAATTTGGCTAGCTAGTTTTGGATCACCTCATTCAATTGTTAATGCGGCATTTAAAATGGCAAATACTCCTAACAGTGCTTACGGTAAGATAGCTAAAAACTTAAGCAAAGGTAGTGCAATTTCATTATTATCGAACATATTAGTAAATGGTTTTGCAAATCCTTTGGCAGTAGGTGGAATAATTAAACAACTTAGAGATCCTAATTTAGAAGCAGATACATCCGGTATTTTTGATGGTAAAAAAGGTGTTGCTCAGTTTAAAAGACAAATTAACAACAGTAGCTTGATTAATATAACCACAGGCAATTCCATCGCAGGAGGTTATCAAACTGCAGCTGACTTAGATGCTTTTGGTTTAGCGCTAAGACAAATGATTTTAAAACCAAACGTAATAAATGGTTACCTTTGTTCTGAAACAGGAAAAAAATATTTTCTGCCGAGAAGAATAAAAGTTAGAGTAGTTGAGAAAGGTATTATGTCGCAACTTTCAGATCAAGCAGGTTTACCAAATGATATTATCGGTTATAAAGTTAAAGTTATTGACCCTGCAGCACCTTCAGAATTGCAAAATTTTGGAAATGAACAACACCTAATTGTGCGACATTCAGACATCTTACCTGACCCAAAAGAACTTTTTACCAATAGTATTCTTGGGGCAGCATTGTTCGCAACTGATCCGATTGCTGGTGTACTTGATTCGCTTGTTGATGCCACAACCGAATACGCGCTAGGTGTCGGGATTCCTAATGAAATAACTGATTTTGTTAGAACTTTGTATGCAAGATCAGAAGCTAAATTTATGCGACCAGAGCTAAACCCGTTTGTGAGGGCGATTGAAACAACTAAAGGTCGTGGTTTAGCCGGAACAATTGGTCAAATTTCTTTTGACTGGCTCGATGATACTTTTGCCTGGGAAACTGATTATAATGCACGTGCACCTATGGGTTGTAAGATATCTTTTGGTTTTGATGTAATACATGATCTTCCACCGGGTCTTGATCATAGCGGTTACAATAGAGCACCACTTTATAATGTTGGTGAAGTAATGAGAAATGTATCCGGTGACGTATATTCTGATAATGGTGCACAAGCAGAATTTAATTTTAGAACTGAGGGTGGTTATGCTTCTAGAGTCCAAGGTGATGATAATAAAAATGTAAAATCTAAAAGCATAGACAAGCAAATAAAATGAGGTTAAATCATGGCACTTTCGAGATATAGTTTTTCTTCCAATCGAAAAGATTCTAATCGACAGAACATTATTGGGATATCAAAAGCTTGTTATAAAATACATCAGGCAATAGAAGATGGAAGCCTTAATTACACAGTTCATATTCTAGAACAAGGAGAAAGATTAGACTATCTTGCTGGTATAAACTATGGTGATTCTAGTCTTTGGTGGGTACTAGCAGCAGCAAGTGGCATTGGTTATGCGCTCCAAGTACCACCAGGAACTATTATAAGAATTCCAACAAGTATTTCAGAAGTATTTGGAGTTTTAGTTTGAAGGGTAAGTACGATAAAATAAGCAACTATAACCTAAGTTATGAAAATTTTTTAGAAGCAATTAATGAATTTGAAGGTTTTGTAATGGGTGTGTCTAATAACGATATATTTCTTTTTACAGATAGCAAAGATATTAAGGAAATTAGATCGCAAATAGAGACAGCAAATCGAGAGGATAAAGACACGCAAAACATTAATCACTTTACAAAACACGTCGCATCGCGCTTGCTCGATAGGACTACTGGTACTTACTTTTTTAAAGATATGTTTAATGGAAATGTCCAAGACACGTATTTAAAAATGGTAGCAGGTTTTAAGGATACAAATGTTGAACAAATTACTGTTGCATTGCAGCTAGGTTTAAAACAATTGACAGGTGGCGCAAATGAAGGCTTAGGTAGGTATCTTCACATTATACCTCCAACAGCAGATCAGTTTGCCTTAGACGCAAATAGAAATAATGCTTTTGAAGATTGCATACCAAAAATTCTTACTGAAGAAGAGACAACTCAACTTAATATGAGCAATACAATAAGATTTTACAACGCTAGCAAAGTAAGAACTAAGTTTTTGACTAACAGCACAACAGGTGAGCTAGAACAAGTCGAGGACGAAAACGGTATACTAACGCCAAAAGAGTATTATAGTTCTGCTGAGTTTGAGGATAAAGAACCTAAATTGCCAGAAATAAATACAAAATCAGACCCAGACCGATTTGATAGGCCTACACTTTGTGCAATGGTTTTTAGACACCCTACTGCAAGTTATATGTCACGAAACAAGTCACACCTTCCAATATTCTTTAACGCAATAACACCATTAGAAATGTCACGATGTGTACCTTATATTGATATAAGAATTGTTACGATGAAATACGGAGAAAAAGCCAGGAAAGTAGGCGACTTAAGCCAAGTAAAGTTTATGAGGTTTTTAAGAAATTCAAAAACATCTAATTTTGAACTTGATGATTCAATTGGTTTTGGTGCATATACACCTGTAAATGAAGCTACAGCCGGCGCTGAAAATAAATTGAACGATATGAAAATTGATTATTCATACATGGACGTATTTACAACCCCTGCCACCTTTAACAATGCAAAAATTAACAGGGAACAAGGAAAAATATTTAGAAAGAATGGGAACGTAAATGATCCAGTACTGAATCCAATTATGCCTTTTTTAACTTTAAAAGATTTGACAGTTTCAATTACAGGCGCTGGTTTTGGTTTGATGGCCTCTAAGCGGGCCTCGCTATCCTTGACATTACATGATCGATCAAGAATGGTAGATATTGCACCTCTTATAAGTACCACACAATTTGCAACTACAAAAGTAATAATTGAATATGGCTGGAATCATCCTGAAGGAGGCGTAAATTCAGACAACGTCATAGGTAAATATTTGAATGCATTAAAAGAAAGATCTGTTTTTCAAGTAGTAGGCACAGATTATCGATTTGGCGAAGGTGGGACCGTAGATATAGATGTAGATTTAGCAGCATATGGTTTTAAGCAGACCGAACGTGTACACGCCGGCGCAGGTCCTGAAGTGCCTTTAAATACTTTGTCAAATTATATTGAAAAAGCAACAGCTGATATACTTAAGTCTAAAAGAAATGAGTTTGGTGATGAGCCACCGGCCGAGGCGCCCCAGATATTACAGGAAATTAAAACTAATTCAAGAGCAGCCAGATCTATTAATGCGATGATATCATGGGAAGCTTATTCAAAAATAGCAGAAAATTTAAAAAATAACAACAAAGATGATGAACTTCTACGTATTATAAAGACTGTTTTACTTACAAGCCCAACTGATCTAAACGATCAAAAAATCGACGACAAAATAGAAGCTGCCAATAATGATACAGAAGATCTTTCTTTTCTTAATGGTGAACCACCTGACCAAAACCCACAGGATTTATCCGGCGTAATAAACTCACAAGAAGAAATAAATAACTCAGTAGCAAGAATATTTGGAAAACTAGAAGATATAAGATCTGCAAATCAAACGGACGCATTTATGTTTTCCACTGTGACTGACGGTGTAATTAGTTCAGAAATTAACAAAAATGCTACAAAGGAAGTTACACTTGGCAAGCTTATTTCTCACTTTGTTGGTCATCCGCTTGCTGCTTCTTGCCTATATGACGAAGTTCAGCTAGTGTTCTACCCGTTAAATCATCACGCAGCAGGAGCGCGAATACACACAACAGCAAGTATGCCTCTACCAGTAGATGTTGTTTATGAAAAAATAGTTGAAAGATTAAAACAAAATTCCCACCTGTCTGTTAAGTCAATGTTTTCATTGCTCGAAAAAATAGTAAGAGATAAAAATATCCCTGTGTATGGATTGGCTGACATGTATGTAACTGAATCAGATTTAAAATCGAGAGATCCGGAAAAAGTCACACCGCTTATAAGAGCGGCGATGCAACAAAATGAATTAGAAGGGCTAGGTTTAGAAGAAGATAGTGAACAGGACAAGGAATTGTTAGACCTGCTTAATGATAATACACTTACGAATGAGGCGTTCGAGGAAAAAGTTACAAAGAAATCAGAAATAGCAGCAATTGATTCTCAGATAAAAGAAAATGCACAAATTCTACAATCCTTAAAATCACAAGGCTTTGAACCAACTGTATTTCAAGATGAAAACCTAACGACCGGTCCTGCACCAACCAACACAGGACCTTTTACCGTTACAGACACATCTGGCGCTTCAAAACAATACACCACAGCGCAAGCCAACGCATTAACAATTGATCAAGCAAAACTTCAGCAAGATAGGGCTGACCTCTCTAAACTTAAAGCAAGATATCAATCAATTAAAAGTGCTTTGACTAAAAGAGCTGTAAATCAAAGAGTTAAGTCCGTAACAAGGATGTGTGAAAGAATATACAAGACCGACGGTGTAACAGACATTTTTCCAGCAGAAGGTAAATTTGTAAGGCCTAATATTGCATTAGACTATGAAGTTATTGATGTGATTGCGCCACCAACTACGGATAACGGCAGAAGAAGATTTTTTCAAAACAAACCTCAGAATGGCTTGTTGAAAAATAAGCAAATTTTAAGGGTTCATATATATGACGAAGAATCTGTTATGGACCCTTCGAAATATGCAGTCTTACAAGCACTCATAGAAGGAGCGTCACACAAAGTAATTTCAGGCAAAAACTTTCAAAAAATTACAGAATACATAGCAAAACAAAGTTTTAACGATGTTAAACAAATAATAAAAAGATCGTATCCAACTATTATATATGGTGCTAATAACTCTACAGTCAAAAATATGTCAGTTTCTGCAAATACGAGCGGTGAAATAGCTAACGTTTTAATGGTTGAATCATATGGAAATTTAAAGAACGGACAAGTTAAAGCTTTTAACTATGAGAATGAATTTGAAAGTGT